GTGAGTCATCTGCACCAAGTGAGTCATCTGCACCAAGTGAGTCAACTGCACCAAGTGAGTCATCTGCACCAAGTGAGTCATCTGCACCAAGTGAGTCATCTGCACCAAGTGAGTCAACTGCACCAAGTGAGTCAACTGCACCAAGTGAGTCAACTGCACCAAGTGAGTCATCTGCACCAAGTGAGTCATCTGCACCAAGTGAGTCAACTGCACCAAGTGCGTCAGGACCTTCGGCATCATCTGCACCAAGTGAGTCAACTGCACCAAGTGAGTCAACTGCACCAAGTGCGTCAGGACCTTCGGCATCAACTGCACCAAGTGAGTCAACTGCACCAAGTGAGTCAACTGCACCAAGTGAGTCAACTGCACCAAGTGAGTCAACTGCACCTTCATCTTCACCAAGTGCGTCAGGACCATCATCTTCACCTAGCCCATCACCATCACTTAGTTACTCACCTTCATCTTCACCAAGTGAGTCAGGACCATCACCATCACCAAGCCCATAAAATGAAAAAAATTTTTATATGGAATCATAAGATAGAATTATATCAAGGTAAAATTGATGAATTTATCTTAAATAACCAGCAAAATGCTAATAATGAAGGGTATGAATTTATACATATACCTCATGAAATTGAAATAACCCAGCTAATAGATTATCTTAAAAAGAATAATGCTGAAGCCTTGTTACACCGCAATGAACATGGGTTATTACAATGCACTCTTGCATGGATAGAGATAACTAATAAATGTTTAGCAGCTGATATACCAGTACTTTCGTTTGATTTTGGCTACTTTAACCACTATAGTTCATTTATGGTAGATTTTTATTCTTATAATTGCATAAGCAGTATTTATAAAAAATGGAAACATCTAGATCATGAATTTAAATGGAGTGATATGCCTTCATATATTGAGGATCATAGAAATCGTATACTCAATAATATAGAATTATATAAAAACGATCCACCGCCCCTTGGATTGAATAATATAGTTACCATATGGGGTCAATGGACTACAGAGTTAATAAAACATCAGTTTTATCAAAATGGTAGATATATACCTATGAATGATTGGATTAAAAGATTAATCCCAATTATCAAGGATCATGGATATACTCCTGTAGTTAAAATGTCGCCAGTCAAAAGTTTAACTGCTTATGAAGAACTTCAACATCAGTTACCTATTTTTGTTGGTAATAAAAAACATCAAGAAGAATTACCAGCAACATTATACGAGGAGAATATCAATTATAAATTGATTGCTCATTCCAAGTTTAATATCATTAATTGCTCCAGTGTGAGTAATGAGTTGTTTATTAATAATTCAAAGGTCATTGCAACGGGTCGTAGCTGGTTTGATGGTGTTGGTGTATTTTATGAACCTCGTAGTTGGGATAAAATCATGGATTATACCGAACCAAACAGTGTAAATAAAAATAAATGGTGTAATTGGTGGCGTGATGTACAATGCAAACCTAAGGAATTACCCATTAAAATCTTACAGACGATAAAGGAAGCAAAAAAATATGGATACCATTAAAATATTTATAGGAAGTGAACCAGGGAACGAAGATGCTGAATTGGTGCTGGAATGGAGTATAAAAAATACCACATCAGGGCCATATGAGATTGTATGGATGACTGATGGTATACCTAATAGCATGTGGCAGCATTGGAATAAAGGTAGAAAAAACAGAACACAAAACACAACAACAGGGTGGAAGACAAACTTTTCTGCTTTCCGTTGGGCTATTCCCGAGCTATGTAATTTTCAAGGCAGAGCAATATATCTTGATGTTGATCAGATTGTATTAAAAGACATCCGCCAAATGTGGGAATTACCAATGGAAAACTGTTCATATTTAGCCATATCACCAGAGCGCACTGATGTAATGTTATTGGATTGCAGTAAATTTAATGAACCGTGGTGGCCTGCAATTAATCAAATGAGATCATCAGGACGGTCACAAAAAGGTTATCGAATTTTGGTAGGTAACAATACTCAAGTAGGCACATTAGATAAAATATACAATTGTCTGGATGGTGTAGGTTACTCAAACGATACTAGATTGGTGCATTATACTGAGATGTCTACTCAGCCATGGATGCCGTTTCCTAATAACATCCAATATAACACACATAAAAACAGTATGATGCTTGAGATATGGAACTCTAGTTATAAACAAGCATTGATCGATAGCGGATTGTAAATTCATTTAAGTTGCAAGAGTATTGATGGATTATTATATAGTGGATAATTAAATAGTATCAAATATGGAACAGAAATGGTTAACGATTGGTATGGCGACTTATGATGATTATGATGGGGTATTTTTCTCTATTCAAGCACTACGTTTATATCAACTACAAGGTATTGAGCATTTAATTGATCTTATTGTAGTTGATAATAACCCCACAGGTAAACATGCGGATGCATTAAAACGTTTCTGTTCGTCTAGTAAAGCTAGGTATATACCATATGATAAGAAAAAAAGCACCTCGGTACGAGAAGAAATATTTAATAATGCCGCAGGTGAGTATGTGTTATGTATGGATTCACATGTAATGTTTGAGCCATTTGCCATACAAAATTTATTATCATATTATGATAAAAATCCCTCAACTAAGAATTTAATACAGGGGCCATTATTATATGACGATTTAAAAAATGTGTCAACTCATTTTGATCCGATTTGGAGAGGAAATATGTATGGGGTATGGGCAACTAATATGTTGGCATTAAATGCTAAAATACCGTTTGAAATCCCTATGATGGGATTAGGTATGTTCTCATGCAGAAAAGATGCATGGTTAGGGTTTAACCCAAATTTTAGAGGATTTGGTGCAGAGGAAGGGTATATTCATCAAAAATTTAGAAAGGCGGGAAATAAATGTATATGTCTCCCCGATATCAAATGGAATCATCGGTTTGACAGACCGTTAGGCGTTCCCTATCCTAATAAATGGGAAGACCGAATTTGGAATTATTTTGTAGGTTGGATGGAGTTAACCAATAACATAAATCATCCCATTTTTAATAATATTCGGCAAGAATTCTCTAAAACAGTATCTCCTGCGGTTATTGATAAACTCTTTACAGAAGCACGAACACTATACAACTTATGAGTAAATGTATAATAATTGGCAATGGTAGCACATTATTAAATACCAAAAATGGTGAAAAAATAGATATGTTTGATACGGTTGTGCGGTTTAATTCGTATGATATTGATCATTTTAAAGAGTATGTCGGGACAAAAACCGATATTTGGTTTAATGTCATAAACTTTGCTAACAAAATAAATCAATGGAGAATGTATAAACCCTATAGATACATATATCTTCATAGTTGGGATTGGAATCCAACTACTGATAAATTATATATTGAATTTATTAATTTTTATAAAAATATTCCAATAGTAATATACAAAACTAATAGGCTTATTATAAAAGAAATGATGGAATATATAGAAAACCCATATTATGAATATTATTCTACTGGTGCTATTGCCATATGGTTAATGTTGAAACAATTTGACCATGTAACAATTACGGGGTTTGATTGGTGGAGTAATACCAAACACCATTATAATGATAATGCGGTTAGAGGAACATTACATAATCCTCTTATTGAGAAGACTCTTATTGACAAATTAATATCTAAAAATATAATATCTATATTATGAAAGCTATCCATCTTTTTGCAAGTCCTAGATTAGAATTTTTACATATAGAAGAATGGCTAATACATCATATCTCTATAGGTATTGATAGAGTATATATTTATAACAGTGGGGAACCTCACTATGAACATACTCCCGAATGGATTACCCAATCTGGCACATATAATAGAATTTCTGTTAAACGCAACGAAATACTTGATAATACAGTATCATTGGATTTTGTCAACCAATATTGGAAATATATAATGAATAAATATTCACAATATATTATTGAAGAATTTATCGAACGCCCTCTAATAGTAAATAGGGAAACATATGGAAAGTTACAACAAAAAATATAACTTCTATAAAAATGAAAAATATATAGAAGATAAAATTGAATGGTTAGCCAACATAGATGGGGATGAATTATTATGCAACAACTTATCTTTTTTATCATCCCTTTCGCACTCCATTGGAAGAGTACAGATGCCACAATTTTGTTATAAAGAAAGATACAACAATAATATTCCTATTTCATATAATTTATTACGAAAGAATGGAACATTATGTGATAAATTTTTCTATACTTGTCAGAAAAATTTCGTACGTCCCGAAACGCTCACAGATTGGCAAAATGTACATTATGGGGTCTATTTAAAATCAGGGATTATACAACTTAATGGTGAAAATAATATATATTTCGACCATTTCAGAGGGCACGGCTATAAAGAAGCTGCTCGATCAATTTCAAATTAATTTCGTTAAGACTGTCACCATATCTAGCCGTATTTTTTATCTACAAAAAGAAAATACCATTTTTTAATAACTCCTTTTTCAGTTATTTGTGCCTGAACCTCTACCACGCCTTTATCTAATTTCCCCGCCAGAACAGTTTTATCAGAGCCTAATTGTCTATAACCCTGTCAACTGGAAAACCGTTTTAAAAACAATAAATAGTAGTAGAAAGAAATTAAAATCATGTTACCCTACTTATTAAGTGCATTTTCCGTATTAACCAATTTATCTAAAATCAAAGCCGCTGCACAAGCCGTCTATGAAGTTATCACCAAACTCGTAGTTGTATTGGATGTCATAAATCAACAAGTTTCAGGTACTCCTCTTGCTAAAGAAGTGGGTAAGTATCTCCCAATTGCTATCAAGGCTCTCAACACTATTAAAGATGTTGCTGATAAGTTTGCCCCTATTCTTGGTGTAACCCTTTCTACATCTGCTGCTTCTGTAGGAACAGGCGCACACACAGAACTAAATGATGCTGTTAAAGCACTTTCTGTTCACGTTTAATCATTAATATAGATACTTCCATCAAAGCCGTAATAGCAATATTACGGCTTTTTTTATTATAAATATAGCTATGGCAAAAAGAACGTATCGAGAATTTAAACAAAATTTCTTTACACCTATTAATAAAAATAAATGTCTGAATAAAGACAAACCATTTTTCAGAAGTGGGTTAGAAAGTCAGTTAATGGTTATTTTGGATACCAATCCTAATGTAATCGCATGGAATTCGGAAGGAGTTATTATTCCTTATTTCAAAAAAACCGAGAACCGCTGGGCAAGATACTTTGTTGATTTTTATGTGAAAATGAAAATCGGAGACGCTATTAGAGAATTTCTAATTGAAGTGAAACCTGCGTCACAAGTAGTGCTAAAAGAATACAGTGCAAAGGCTAAGAGAAGCACCGTGGCATATGCTGCATTAGAGTATGCGGTAAATCAGTGTAAATGGGAGGCTGCAAAACAATATTGTGCCGATAGATCAAAAAAAGGTAATAAAATTGACTTTTTAATCATCACAGAAAAAAATATAGCAACTATAAATGGTAAGTAATACGAGATGAGTGCTAAATCAAGGTCAGCGAGCGTCGGGTCAGTAAAGAAAAAAATGAAAAGTGCGATGCTTCTGTATCAACCTTTTGAATGGACAGATAAACAAAAAGAACTAATAGATGTGATGGTAGATTATCACACTAATGCTGTTTTTGTCGAAGGTCCAGCAGGTACAGGTAAATCTGTATGTGCTATGTATTCTGCATTAGAATTATTGACACATAATAAAATTGAAAAAATCGTATATATTAGAAGCGTTGTAGAATCTTCTCAAGCTCACTTAGGATATCTTCCCGGTGATAAATCTGCAAAGGTTTCAGAATGGTTCCAAACTGCATTTGAAGCATGTTCCAATTTCGTAACACAACAAGAACTTGAAGCACTAGAAAAAGAAGGACGGATTGAATTTGCTCCTATCTCTTTCTTACGCGGACGAAACTTCAAAAATTGTGTAATTATTGTAGAAGAATGTCAGAATATTTCTTACAAGGAACATTTAACCATTCTTACTCGTTGTGCGGATAATTGCAGAATCTTCCTTATGGGTGATTCGTATCAAACCGATATCAAAGAAAAAGACCAATTCAAAAAAGTTTATGAAAAACTTATGGGTGAAGATTCTATTGAACATAACATTCATGTAAGATTCTTCTCTGCGGAAGATATTAAACGTTCAGAACTAGTCAAATTCTTAGTTGAGAAGTTGGATATTTACAAACGTCCTAGTTAAGACCCACAACTTTCCTGTTCTGCGGGTTGGTTGGCAATCCATGAACGACTAATAGGACTCCAAAAGGGAGAAAGTGCTCCTACTGGTAAATCAACAATCAAATCTACAGCAGGCTGGGCTATTGAATCATCAATGTCAACAGGAATATCATCGGATGGAGTATCATCGGATGGAGTATCATTATAACTTCGATCCAGTCTGGTAGTACGACGACGAAGACGATTGGTGGGTTGAGTGGCAATAGCACCCATTTCAACATGATCGCATGGATCGCATGGAACGCTTCGATCTAGTATAATAGTTGTTACATTAGGCTGTATAATACGGCCTGATGCAACACGAACAGGTACTTCTGGTTCACGAACAGGTACTTCTGGTTCATAATCTACGTCATATGTGCCATTTGCCATATGACGGGTTCTAATATTCTCGCGACATTCCTCCACATTAAAAGGCAACCGCTCTTTATTATCAATACAACTTACATGTTTTGCAGCAGAAACAACATCATCAAAATATTGAACTTCTAATCCTCCTTTAAAATAAAAAGTTCTTATGGGTGATTCCAAAGTCATAATACAAATCGGTTTCCAAAAAGGAACCATAATTCTAATATGATTGGATACTCCCGGTAAAGTGAAATTATTTTTATTATTAAATAAAACTTTATAATTTGTGTTGGGTCGTCGGGATAGCCATGAAATTATTTTATTTAAAAAATCTAGTGACTTGTCGTTTTTATCCGTAAAAAAATCGAAATCATTTGGGATTTTATGTGGTTTCTTATTAGAAATTGCCATTGCAATTGACCCACCTACTGCAAGTCCGCAGTTTCGTGCATAATTAATCACAAGTGAATTTTTATTAATCCATGTGTTATCTAAAGGTGCAAATAATTCCTCTAGCCCTGTAATAGTCGGTGACTTTGCCATAATTTATTTAGAATAGGTTTTTTCGATTTCTTTCAATGCTTCAAGTTTTTTGCGTTCTCTTATATATGCAGCATCTTCTGCAATTTCCGCCAAAATAGCTAGATATGCAATATATAAATCATCCATGGGATCAAAACTCTTAAAAATAAATCCTATACGTTTAAATTCAAATGATCCCACATAATCATTTTTATAAGAAAAAAGTAGTCTGTTATTAGGGATGATTTTATCATAAAATATGCACCACAATTCATCATCAGAAGATAAAAGTTGGTTATTACCTGTCCATTTATTTGACCTCAAAATGTTGAGTGCTTGTTTGCGTGAAAGTGTATCCATCCTTCACTATACAACATTCTTGTCCCCTGTCAATAACAAAAAAGCGAGGTTTTTAGCCTCGCTTTTGTTTATTGTTATGTTATTATTTCTTTAATGGGTTGACTATTATATGAAATTTCAACGGGGCGTAGATCAGGAGTCATAATTTTCTTATGCGGATCAATACCCACCAACTCAAACAAAGTTGCAGCTATTTGTTCAGGTGTGACAGGATTATCTTCGGGTTCTGCGGCTAATGCATCGGATTTACCATATACAAAACCTGCTTTAATTCCTCCGCCAGCAAGAACTGAACTGAAAACTCTAGGCCAATGATCCCTTCCATTAGTATTATTAATTTTAGGTGTACGGCCAAATTCGGACGAAATCAGCACTAACGTTGAGTCAAGTAATCCTCTTTGTTTTAAGTCTGTTATTAATGCAGCATATGCCTTATCAAAGTTCACCATGTTAGCTTCCATGGCACTTTTAAGATTCGAATGATGATCCCAACCTCCATATGAAACTGTCACCATACGGACACCTGCTTCAACTAAGCGGCGAGATAGAAGCAGTCGCTGTCCTGCTGCATTTCGACCATATGCATCTTTTATCTGATCTGGTTCTTTGGTTAGATCGAAAGCTTCTCGGGCGGATTGTGAGGTAATCATTCCGTATGCTTGATTATAAAAGGAATCCATCGCTTTTACCGCATCAACATTACTCTCTGCTATTTTAAAATGATTATCTACGGCATTAAGAAGCGTACGTCTTCTATCAAATATTTTATCAGTAACGCCCTGTGAGGTATTTAAATCCCTTACCGTAAATGCAGGGTCTTCGGGGTTTGCTCCAATAGCAAATGGACCAAACTTGGTGGATAAATATCCAGTACCATTTTCAGGTGCAAATGTATTAGGTACGATTACATAAGGTGGTAAATTATTCCGATTACCTAATTCATGACTGATTATACTTCCAAAAGATGGATATTTGAGAGCGGGTGAAGGTCTATATCCGGTTAGCATATTATGCGTGCCGCGTTCATGTGCCGCCTCGCCATGAGTCACTGAATGAATAACAGTAATATTGTCACTAATCTTCGATGTTTCTTTTAAAAGACTTCCAAAATGTACATCTGCAATTTTAGTTTTTATACCTTCGAACGGCCCTCTATATTCAGGAGAACCTGCGATTTTATAATCCCATGTGTCTTGATGCGCCATTCCACCGGGTAAATATATTTGGATCACCGATTTTGCTTTAGGTGTTTTTTCCCGAGATTGGGCTTTTAACATCATAGGTAGAGAAAAGGCACCTAATGCACCAATACGGATAAATTCATTACGGTTCATATATTATATCTGGTTATTTATAAAATACCCGCCCAATTACGCATCATTGAGAGGCGGGGCGGGTGTGATTTAATTTCTTTTGAAGATATTAATCTTTCAAGAAGTGTTTTACTGCTTCTGGTAAGAGTTTCATATCATTAATGTCTAATTGAACTTTTCCACCGAAATCATCGGTCAAAAAGAACTGTTCCCCTTGCTTCTCAAGAGAAGCACAACATGATCCCTGTCTGCATAGGAATACTTTTTCGGGAGTTTCTTGGCGAATAAATGGTTTAATCATAACACATGTATTTACTAAGAACTTATCATTGATTTCCAGACAATTGTTTAAAAAGTTGTGCTTTATCGTACATTTCTTCCAATCCTTGGAAAACAGATTCCTCTGTTACGATAGGATCACCTTTTTCATCAATATATTGTTTCATCATTTCTATTTTTGCATCCAAGTCCCCGATAAGAGGAATCATAGGAGGTTGATCTTTAGGATCGAATAGAATTCCATCCTGTTCAAGATAACCTTGGTACACTGCTTGAAAAATGGCATCAATTTCTTCCCGATAGGTTAAATCATTGTCACGATTAACCTTTTCTTCAGAAGCAACGATTTGATCATTTAATGGTAGCCAAAGAATCATGTCATAGAATTTCAATGTTTCTCGACAAATATTAATAGAACTAGAAATAAATTCGTCGTCATTAATTTTATCTTTGCCACCTAACCATAAAGTATATACAACATTATCTAATATAGTTCGATCAGATAATGAATACTTTTCTGATGCATTATCAACAGCATCATCAATCAGACAATCTCTTAACTTAGTCTGCATTTCTACGGTGCCATTCTGGTTGATATTTTCTCTTTGTGTTTTGACAAAGTTACGATATTTGCCATCAATATACTTATAATTCGGCCAAAATGCCTTGATAGCATTTACCAAGGTCGTTTTACCATTAGCTTGTGTGCCTACAATTCCTATTCGCATATATTAGCTATTTTGGGTTACAGGAACGGCAGCATTATTTGCTTCTTCCTTTGCCTTTTGTTCAGCTTTTGCTGTATTCCAATCGAAGGTAGAACCTCTATCTTGCTCTCTATTAAGAATAGAATACGATGCATAGTTAGAATTTAAACCTATGAATGCTTCTCTAACACCTTTTGTGGTTGGTGCAAAATCACGGGTAGATGATCCTACAATCCCAAGACCGCCACCTGTTGCAAAAGAATCAATGTTTGCACCAAGGAATACGAAATCCCATGCATACACATCCCGTTGATGTTGTACCATTTCTTTAACTTTTGCCAACTTAAATTCGCGAGAACGGTTATCTGCGCCATCGGTGATTATTAAGAGTAATACTCTATTAGGACGATCTGCTTCAGCAATTTTTGAAAGGCGTTCACCCACAGAATTAATAGTGGTGCCTATGGCATCTACTAGTGCTGTCCATCCTCTAGGAATCAAGGCAAAATCTTCGTCGCTAACATCTGATAAATCTTTTTCTTGGAAAATTGTGTCGTATTGGTCATCAAATAGGTAAAAGGATACCTTTGCCTGATCTTTACGTTCTTTTTGTGTTTTAATGAAAGTCCTAAGACCTCCCAACATATCTGTCGCAATAGAAGACATGCTTCCACTACGATCTACTATAATATTAATATCTGTATAATTTTTCATTACCTTTAAAGTTACACCAGATTGTAGTCTGTTGCAAACAATTTTGTTATTTTCTCTGATAATCTACGAGATTCTAATGAAGAACATTCATTGCCTTGCCATGCCAAATATTTATGAATCTCTTTCAAAACATCGTAATAGTCTGATAGTTCTTTTTGCATAGAACGGTATTCATGTATGTTGCTTTCGCCATATTTACAACGGACAGTTAGACAGTTGCTTGGCGAACAACATCCGCTTTCTCCGCAACTATTACATACCTCGCAATAAGGACTATCGTTATCTTGTTCCATATTCTGTTTTAATTTTAGCAATTCTATTTGCTTCGTTTACTATTTTATTGTAAAAATCTAATTTCTTCTGTTCTTCCGCAGAAATTTCCGGTGTTGTATCACATGCACATTTTCCACAACATTTTTTATTTTCGATATTATCTTCAGCCTCGGTCATATTTGTATATATTAATTTGTAATGTAGTTTTGTTGAAAGTCTCTTCGATAATTTTATAAACTTCTTCCCATTTACCCCCTGCTCTGGCACATCCGATATTATATGGCAATCCTAATGTTTTAATACCGTTGATAATCATATAATTACGAACACCTTCTAAACCTTTACGAAACATATCATATTCAAGATATTGTTTACCGTCATAACCGAAATTATATTGTCCATAAATATTAAAAATAGTATATCCGTGTGTTTCTGCAAATGTAAAAGTCCCCATTTTGGATTGATCCCCTCTTACTGTTTTACTATCTGCTTGGCATGCCTCTGGATACCATTCGCGAATTTGAGCCGCCACACCTGACCGCATTGTACAGAAACAATTAGCACAGTGCGCTATTGATTCAACTTCATTATGTATCAATCCTTTAAGTAGATCGCCTGCAATTTCATTAATAATCATTTATCTTCTTTTGGCTTGTAAAATTTATATTTTGATTTTTCTTTAGGTTTGATCACTTCTTTTTCGGGAGGATTGGCTACTTTATGCTTCACCTTCTTAGGTGTTCCTAAATTAACCGTGGCATTGATTAACCAATCAATATCTGCCTTATTAGCAGGAACTACTATAAATGCTCCATGTACATCTTCATGTGCAATAGTTAATTTATGTTTTTTAATAACCTGTAGAATATCTTTAAAAAAAGCATCTACCTTCGGAATAGCAACATATTTCCTCTCCACTGCATCATATCTATCAAATTTAGTTGTCATATTTTTTACTTATTTTGATAAATTCAGAATGTGACATGGTATCTGCATCATCCTTCATTTCTTCCAAATCTTTATCAGATAATTCTTCTTTTTTCTTTCGGAAGATATTATCATAATTGTTCCAATATGCTTGGAGATTTGCACCCACTCGTAATTTATCGCCTTTACCGTTCATGCTTTTAATATAATCTACGGAATAGTACTTGTCAACCATGATTCTATGTGGTATGATTATGAATATATGAACAAACCAATTAAATTAAATAAAAACGATTACAACGAAATTTATTTCGCAAGTGATTTCCATTATAACCATCAACGAGATTTCATCTGGACTCCCCGTGGATTTAATACCTATCAGGAACATGATAAGTTCCTAGAAGATCAATGTAAGTCTTTAACCGAAAAAGATTTATTAATCTATCTAGGTGATTATAGCTTGAACACCACGGACGAACAAACCTCTAATTTACTACACAAAACTAAGGCTCAAATCTTTTATGTTTTTGGTAATCATGAAGGTTATCATTCTCGTTTCTATCGTAATTCCTTAGAGAAGTTTTGGGGCGGTAAACCTAATTTCCAAATTTTCCCATTCTCTGTAGATAAAACTACTAATGTTGGACAACCGGGTATTCCTTTTCCAAAGGGTAAATATTGTAACGAAATTACATATTTCGGTGAAGAAGCATATTTCCAAATCGGAAATAATTTCTACTTCTGTCGTCATATGGCCCCTATAATTTGGGATAAAATGAAGTATGTCAATTATGTTGCTCTTTGTGGTCATTCACATGGTAATTTAATTGCCGCACAACATAATATCACCAATCAAGGCAAAATCCTTGACGTAGGTGTTGATACGGCAATCAAAGTCAATGGTTCAGCATTCCTCACTATCAATGAAGTGGATAATATCTTAAACAAAAAGAAAATCGTTATTCATGATCATCATGGCGATGATCATGAATAATATTCATGTTGACATCAGGGCAGGGAAGAGTATAATGTAATATGAATACATGGCTCCCTATAATAGGCAAACTCGAAATCGACGGAATGAATGTTCGCATTCGTTTACCGATGGATTTTATTGCTTATTATAAGCAGTTTGTGGATAAGCATATGAAGTTTTTTACTAACTTCCCTGCTCATGGTGCTCACGTTACGGTTGGGTCTGTAAAGACCCATCCTAACCTAAAGAAAAGCGATATCGCTTTTTTACGAAACACTTACATTCATGTTCCTATCAAATTAGAATATAACCCTGATATTATCATGGGTGGATTGACTAGAGATTT